TCGTTTGCTGCACTAAAGAAAATACCTGAGTCAGTGTCACCTGTTTTAGTTATTGATGGCGCACCAGCAGAACCAGCAGCAAATGATGCGACAGACGTGATAGTAGGCGCAGCGAGAGTAACCACAGATGCCGTGGCACTTAACCCAGATGTTAAGTCACTCCCATCACCTAGAAGAGTATATATCTCATTAAAGTTATCATTTATCTTGTCACCACCAACACGAATAGTGTCACCAGTACCATCATCAGGAGTAGAACCTAGACCAATTGCTTGTTTTGTCATTTTATTTTCCTTGTTACTTTATTTATAATAGTTACTGTGGTATAGTCATATCAAATGTGTGTTCTGTAGTATCAAATCCTTCAGCGGTTGAATCAAATCCTTGGAAGAGTCCAGCAAAATAAATACTCTCAAGAAATGCTTGCTCTGTGCCTTCTTCTAAAAGAATATTATTACCACCAATATTGACACCGCTCAAGTCTACTGTGTCAGTTTCAAACTGTATCTGAATATCTCCACCATCTAAAGCATCCTCACCTTTAACTCTACCTATCCTACTCACGTAAATTTCAGAGGGTCTATTAAATCTTGGAACTCTTGTAGAACCAGTGAAGTTTTCCACAGGCATAGAACCTATAGATGTGTTATCTTCAAGTGCAATCGTTTGAGTTTCCACTGATAACTTACCGCCACGTAGTAACGCGGTTGCATCTTCTAGTAAAAATTCATCTCCATGAGTTGTAGCAACTGTGGTTTCATCCTCTTGCATAATCGAACCAGTGTCACTTTGTTCGTCCAAAATATTTACTATCGAATCATCGTCAGCAATGTTAAGTCCATCAGCGATAGATAACTCACTTATGCTAGGTGGTCCAGCCACCTCATCCTCAATCTTTAAATTAAATCCAGTTTCCAATAATAGATTTTCGCCGTCCTCTTGAACCACAGTATCATTTCTAAAAACAAGATAATCACTAAATGAAATGCCCTCACCAAGATTATGGTCATCAGTAGTTTCCAAAAGTATTCTATCACCAGCATCTTGATCGGAAACTAGGTCAGAGGTGTTATCAAGAAGTATATCACCAACCATATTTTGAATACCAAGCGCTAATCCTGCCTCAACTGCAAGAGTATCACCTAAGAAACTTTCTTGTCTCACATTACTAAGGAACGTTAGTCCATTTGCACTATCTCCAATACGACTTGGATTTGATTGAACAATCGCAGTGATTGTCCTGACTACCCTTACATCATATTCACCTGTGAGAGTTCCATCCTCTAAACTGAGTTTTACTCCATCCAACTCAGTCTCAGTGCGAATGACACCAATACCAGTTTCAGTTTCTAACTCAACATGTTCCGCTGCAAATCCAAATGCTTTAGGTCTACGTTTATTTTCTTCAGCAAATAAAGTCTCAAATGTGGACGCGAGTATCGGACTAAACGTATTCGTATCTGCAACATACTCATCACCTAGAGATGCGCCTGTAGGTGTGGAGATACCCGCATAGATTCTTGTTGCCGTCTTAACTTTACTAAAGACGGCAAACCCAGATGGATGAACTGCTTTTTTAAGCTCGTCAATATATGAACCCGCACCTGATGCAGTTTGCACCTCATATGAGAACTGTTGATAATAGAAGGAATCCTGTATGCGAATAAGGTCTTCACCTATTAGACTTTCAATACTAGTGCCATAACTACCAAGTTTATCAGCAGTAAGTCCAAGACCCACAGTTGTTTTTGCAATGTTTGCATTTACAATTGTGCCACTAGCAGTCGCAGTTGAGATAGTTGAATTTACAAAATCTATATTTTCATTTTCTAAAATTACATTGTCGTTTTCATCAAGTCCAGATGAGTTAGTTCCATCGAAAACAATTTCATCAAAGTTTTCAACAGCAAATACTGGGTGACCGCTATTATCTTCAAGAACGATGACAGGTTCCGCACCATTATCAGTGCCATTCGCATCTGTTCCATTTAATACTATTGTTTTACCTTCACTTGTAACGAGATTCTCACCTGATTCAATATCATCAATAATAATATTATCACCAACACCAAATTTAACACTAGGGTCAGAACTCTCTTGCACAAACTTAATATAACGTGTATTGATATCAAGCTGGTGGTCTAGGAGTAAAGTTATTTCTTCTTCATTAACAACGTAATCACCGTCCTCAGTGAGTATGCTACCAGATGGACCTATACCACCAAAAGTTCCATCACCCGACTCCAGAAGAATTTGAGAAGCACGATCTTCTGCAAACTCCATAATCAGTTCGCCTCCGCCTGTCGCATCTTCCAGAGTGATGTAATCAGTCATGGCATCAAAAGCATCTAAGACAATATTGTTACCATCAGCATCAACAAGATTGTCACCAAAACTAATATCACCATCTAGTATTAGACTTGAACCCACAAATAATAATTGCTCTGGAGCTGAGGCGTCCTCCAATCGTATTTGCTCTTCGTCATTGTCCTCACTACCAATCCCAACTTTATCTTCGATAGAAGTTTCAAGAATTTGAGTTCCACTCTCAAATGAACGAACCGTTCCATCATGAGTTGTTAGAGCAGAGCCAGCAGAGAAAGTCCCTGTTATATCTTTGATAACGAAGTTTGCACGAAACTCTGCTGTTGGTGCTTCGTCATAATCCATCCCAAAGTTAGTTACCTCTACGCTCTCAACTGCACCTATCGTCTGTGTGGTTGCTAGAAGTTTTGTACCTGTTCCAAATTTGGAGGTAACTGTAACCGTAGGAAGTTTTGAGTAACCAATTCCACCATCCTGTAAAAATACTTTTGTTATATCACCCGAACCAGATTCTAATATAAATGAATCATCGTCTCTTTTAATTACATCAATTCTAATTTCGCCAATCGCTTCCTGACATTGAATTCTATCACCAAGAACTGCCTCTGTGTTTATACCGTCTGTGTATGACGCAGCATTACCAGACTCAAAGAAAAGTTCTCCACCATCCTCTTGGACCAAACTAAGAAGTTCAACCTCTCTGTCTGTTCCCTCTTCTTGAACTAATGTGTCATTGTCCTCTGTTATGATTGAACCATGAATAACACTAACAAAACCAGTTGCAGCATCAACAAGACCTGCCTCATCAGAGTTGTCAGTGAATGTTAGAACATCCCCAATCTCATAGTTTGTTCCACCGTCATCAACAGATACTCCACTAACTGAACCTCGACCTATCTTTTCAACCTTAGCTTCAACATCCCCACTGCCTATTGAAGTAGATGTATCTATATCAATAGCATCAGCAACATTATGAAGAATACCTCCATTAGTGACTGACATAGTAGAGACAATCTGTCTGACAGTAAAAGTAAACTCAACATCCTGTACAGATGATACTACACTTATAATCTCATTTCTCTCAAAAGTGCCATCAATTTGATTTAAATCTAACTCATCAATGATTGACCCATCTGATGGGTCAACAAACTGAGCAACCCCTTGAACTAACGCTGTCGCACCAGAAGTTTGTCCTGTAATTTTTTGACCTACTATTTCACTTGAGGTTGGAGAACCGATTGGTGTGACACGCATGATGGTGGGTTTATCCCAATCACCGTCCGACACACGAAGCATTCTAGTGTTAGGATAAAAAATCTCAGCATCCTCATCTAAAAGAATACGAAGAAATAGTTTTGCACCCTCTTGTGTTCCCTTTCTACGATATAGTTCTGCGATATTCTTCGTAAGATTTCTTTTATCTAATCCTGTAGCAAGACTGCTAGGGATTGCATTCATAAATGATTTACGAAACTGCTCAATGAAATCAAAGATAGTATTGTCAATATCAGCATATGCAAGAAGTTGTTGAATATTTTGTACAGGACTTGCCCGATACCTCGTCACTGTTCCAGTTGCACTAGAGGTTCCGCCGGTGATTGTTTCTCCTGTGATAAACTGTTGTTGTGAAGTGATGAACAATCTGGGTGTTGTTGTGTTTCCAAGATCATCAACAAGAACTTCAGCAGTTGCTTTAGAGGTTCCACCAGTGATTGTCTCTCCCACAACAAACTTACCAGTTGTCCCTGTCCCACTCTCCAACACAATGGGATTGCTTTCCTCATCAATTACAAGAGTGGGTGTGTTGACTTCTAAAAGAAGATTATCAATCGTCGCAGAAACTTGCAGCTCACCAGACTCAAGATATTTGTAGTAACTTTGAAGGAAAGACGAAAAGATAGGATGGTCATCAGCTACAAAATCAGGTAACTGACCATCTATCTGAGTGCTGACCTTATTAATCAGGTCTGGCGAATGTCTTCCATCAAAAGGTGCCATGTCTTAATAACTCGATGTGGTTGGTGTTGACGATGTTGTTGTGAAACTTACGTTTCCAGAATCGTCTCCAACAGAAATAGTGTCAACTTGAGCAAGCACAGTTGTATTGGTAGTATCAATTTCTAATAGTTGGTTTCTCTTTGGAACAATGTCTAAAGAGTCAGGAATCGCAGTGATCCTAATCTGAGTTTGGGTTGCACCATCATAACTTGAAACTGAAGATACATAAAGTGACGTGATTGTAATTATTCCATTTGTGTAATCAACTGTTCCCGCTGTAGAACTATAGTATGATCTCACACCACCAACCAAAGAATATATTCTCAGATTTCCCGAACCGTCATCATCAAAAAAGTATTCTGTAGAACTCTGACCAAAAATACCAAACCCAGTAGATGCGATAATACCTCCAGAGTCTTTGTTGTGGTCAGTGTGTGGATTAAAAAATGCGTTGTTATAATATATGTTATAACTTTTTGCCTGAGTTGTATCAGGGGTTAGTAATTTTGATAGAGTTACATTTAGAGTATTGCTGGTGATTGCAGAGTCGGTATTATCAATTTGACCAACAAGTTTGGAATGTCTAAAGACACCGTTAAAAGTTTTGAGGTCGTCATCATTGAAACTCTCTATTGTGCTTCTAACATTTGTCTGAAGTGTCTCAGCAGATTTCGTGGTTGCGCTGGAGTTGAATTTTACAGTTGAGTTTAAAATAATGAATAAAGTTTCGGGGTCAACAACCACAGGAGTAATTGACGCTACGGTAAACGGTTGCAAGTCAGTTACTAATTGTTCCTTCTGTGTCTCTGTAAGATTTTGTCCTGTGGTAGATTTAACACTAATAAAAACCTTACCATACTCAGGAGTTGATACCACTCCAAGACTCGTATCAAAAGAGCCGCTCTCTCCACCAAAGACAGCAACCGCTTGTGTGTTAGGAAACAGTTGTCTTACGTAAGTTTTATAATCTTCAAACGTCACACATCGACCCTGTGAAGAATAATCAAGAGGTGCGTTTAATTTTATAGATGACAAAGATTCGGGTTCTGCACCACCAACAGATGATGAGATTGTTGTGACACCAACATTAGTTACACCATCAATAGCACCAGCAGATGTAAACGTAGTCGCTCCATTACCCTCTGCTTTATTTGTAACTACAAATTGTAAGATGACAATGTTACCATCAGATAGTGCCTTTCCAATGACACCATCCCCAAAATAAACTTCAAATTTCCCTGCCTCTACCTCTTGTAAGAAATATACAGTGCTCGTGCTCGTAACTGATGCGATATCATCTGCTAATGTATATGAGGTAGTCGTTGAGTCAGAGGATGAGTTCTGAACTTTTACTGTGAGTGTGCGAGTATCAACACGATTCTCATTTATCAAAAACTTCTGTTCAACATCTTGCGAGTCAACGGTATATCGGGTTGTAATATAAGTTCCCTCATATAAGGTTGTGTTAGAAAAAACTATAGCGTTACCTATGTTTGTTGAAGTTACATCTGTTGTATTTACAAATGTAAAGGCAGTTCCGTCGATGGTTGTATTGAAAACTGCTCCCGCATCCATAGTAGCACTAGCATTACTAGTATTCAGTGCGATATCAACCACAGCAGTGGATGCCCTTGCAGATGTCGGCACGTATCCAAGAGTTTTTGCATGTGATACGATGGATGAACGTAAAGAGGCACTATCAAGAAACATTTCATTTGCAAGCATGTTTGCATTGAACGCAAGATAGTGAGTATTGTATGCCAGAGTGTCGAGAAGAATATTCATACCCGAACCCTCAAAGTCATAGTCAGTAAATTCTGTCTGCCCTTTGAGAAATACTTTTAGATTGTCTTTGATATCATCAAAGTCTAATTCTGTTACATTAAGTCTTTTTGGATTTGCTGCCATTATCGTAATCTCTCTAATAGAACCGTGGTGTCAATTATTTCCGTGGGAGCATTTTGAACGTAGAACTCAATACTAATCTCGTAAGAATTTCTGTCCAAGTCAGGTAATGCTCGCACACCAACAAGTCTTGCTCTTGGTTCAAAATTTTCTATCACGTCTTCTACCCTCTGTGATAATACAAAGGCAGTGATAGGACTAAGGGGTTCAAATAGAAGATCACGAATACCAGAACCTATCTCTGGATGAAAAGGTTTCTCATAGATATTGGTAAGAATAAGATTTCTTACTGACCGTTTGATTGACTGAACACCACTTACTTTAGAGATATCGCTAGATGTAGATTTTTTACTAAAAAACAAGTCTAAATCTTTAAAGACTTGCGAATCCCTTGTCGTATTAATATTCCTAGACTGTGCATCAGAATAACTGGTGTTTAGGTATGAGTCTTCGGTTGCCATGAGTAGTCCTTTTTCATATTATTTATACTCACTCACTCGCAGTTTGTTTCATAATAAATTTCTTTGGTGAACCCCAAACCTCTTTTGCGTTCACCTTGATAAATTTTTTGTTTGTTTCTTTTTTGTTTGGATTTGGAATCGTGACTATGACGTTTTTTCCTGCTCTCCACGCTTTCATTTTGTTAGACATTATCGTGAGAGGGGTAACTGCATCTCTCATCTGTTTACGAGTAGACTTAGCAACATTTCTACGTTCACCTTTAGATTCCTGATGTGCTCTACTCTTTTTTCTTTTAGCCATTATAAATCTCCCTCACTGCTCTATAAGACGTTTCATGTTCGTCACACAAAAGAACCTCTGATATGACCGCATCAATGTTCTCATGCCAAAAATTTAAAAACTTGTGTACTCTTGGATACTCTGGTTTAACATCTCGCGTTTGCCATACAAACTCTTGTAGTATAGTATCATGGTCTGGCATCCAATACCTGATATTTAGTGTGACTAAAGATTTTCTTTTTAAAATCATGTTGACGGCTCTGGGTCATAATTTGACCTGTAATCATATGAGATTATAAAAGAAAACCCTTTAAATCGTTTGTTCATCCGGTCATCTGACCGTAATCTACCACCACCCTTTGGTTTATTCATAAAACATTTAAAGAAAGGTCTTTTCTGTCCAGCCCTTCCCAACCTTCTATATTCAATTGACTCTAGGTTGCCAGGATGGTCATCCGATATGTTATATGGCGTTTTAATTGTAAGTTCTTTTCCTTTTGTGGTTACACTAGCAGATTTGCCAAACTCACCTTTTGCACGTTCATAATCTCCTCTTCTTTCGAGGGTTTCAAAGATTATATCCTCACCATGAACACCGTATCTTTCTTTGTATCCAACTAATGGTTCACCATCAGCTCCCTTACGGGTTGTTTCAAACGTGGTAACTTGAGTAGGATCTAAATTTAATTGTGTCACTACTATAGTTCCGTTCACAGGTATATTATTAAGGTCTACTGTGAAGTACGTAAACCCCTGATTGTCTGTGGTAACCTCACCATCATCAGCTTTAACTTTTAGAGTTTCTGTTTCCGTCCTATGCACAAATCCATCTGACTTTGACTTTGGAGCAACGTTCTTTTTCTCCTCCACCTTCTCTACTTTTTTAGTAACTACCTTTGTCGTTCCAGCATCCGTTTGTATTTGCTTAACTTGTTTCTCCTCAACGACTGTATACACACCGTCATCCTCTAAAAATTCATCTCCACCAGTTTTTAAAGGAGCTTGTGTTGCGGCAACATCATTTGTTATCGTTGTCACTTGTTCTGTAACCTCTGTGTTCTGAACTACTGTAGATGCTACCTCAGTGAGAGCAGCGACAGTGGGTTGTAACACCTCTTCTGCTTTCCGCACTGCATCCTCAGTTGACCCCGCAACCTTTTCAAAGTTTGGAACAGCAGAACATAGGTTTCCACCAGAGGAAGCAAGTGATGTTGCCTCAGAGACGAGTGAATCCAAACTAAATCCCGAAGCTGTCAAAGATGAACCAAACTCTGATGCTATGTTTGCCAATGTGGTAGCGTACTCAGGAGCGGTTATGGGTATTGAAGTTAGGTTTTTAATCTCCGCTTGAAGATTTAATTTTGGTAATTGTGGAATCTCAACAGATTTTAACTTATCTGACAACGCATTCAATTCACCCTCAAGAGAACCAAATGCAGAAGCAGCAGCGGACGCTGCCTCTTCTAACTTTGCTTCAATTTCATCAGCAGCCTGTTCTAGTTTTGTAAACAAGTCATTCATCTCAGGACTTGCACCGCATAGATTAGGATTTGAAAAGTCTACCATGTTTAGTCTCCCACAAACACATCGGGTGAACCAGAGGAAGTCACGGGCGCACAATGGATGGAAGGAACTGGACATAGTGAATCTGCGGATGCACCATCTGGAGAGTTATTAACAACTGCCAATGAGTTTATGAACACGTTATTACTACCCGCACTTAGGTTTCCGTTACCATGACTGTTAGGGTCACCATTAACAGAAACAAGTTGGTCGTTTGCAAACACTGTAGACTGCCCACTAACAACTGTAGTGGCACCGCATACTCGCCCGTCTCCGTGTCTATGTATTGCAATCGTCATTTTATGTCCTTAACTTGGGTTGAAGTCAATCCTTTCACCAATAATCCGCACATTACCTGTAGATGTATGGTTCCAAGTCTGTCCTGTGGTTGAAGTCCATGCCGTGCCAACGGTTTGCGTCAATGTTGTCTCTGGATTGATAGTCATCGCAGTTGCAGACTTCATGTTTAGTTTATCTCCAGACTTAATTGACACAATACCAGAGATAGTTGACGCTGAAAAGTTAGTGCTCACGTCAAGTAGATAGTCTTTTGCCGTTTTGATGTGTATCCCCCTTGGTTTTGGATTAGAGTCCATCTTATTTCCATGAACATCCAACTTGTATTGTCCCATAATAACATCTACGCTAGACTTTTCAGTGGTGACAACTCTATCACCGCCTACTCGACCATTTATGTCATTGTTTATGTTAAATGCATGGTTGCCAATAATCTCTTCTTCACGGTTGCCACCTATCACTTTACCGTCTGCATCTTGTTTGCAACCAACCTTGATGCGTTCATTGCCATGTATCTTACGAAAGTAGTCTCCCTCTATCTCTTGTATGTAATCTCCCTTGATAAGTTCGCGTACTGAACCCTCAATCGTGATATTCTGCGAACCCTTGATGACACAGTTGCCGTTTCCGATTACAATCTCGTAATTGTCACCGATAATCTTTGTAACCATGTCCCCGTTAGCATGAATCTCCTCAAACGTACCAGTACGATGTTGTCGATATAGTCTTTCCGCGCCTGGACTGTCATCAATCTCTGTAATATGTCCTGACTCTGATTCAGTTACATGATTGTATGGGTATGAAGCGGAAATATACGGGTCTGCATCAATCTGAATACCCTTTGGGTGTGGTTCTTCCCAGAAACCTCTTTCCTCTATGACTGCTGAGTCAGAAACACTCTCAAGGTTTGGTTTGGTTGCAGTGGGTATGCCTGTTCCAGAACTAGCAGGGTCACCGCTGAGTCTTCTTGCTCTACGGTCTGACAGAGACTTGTGGTCTTCTGATGCTTTTCCTCTTCCTAAACGACTTGTGTCTGGTTCTCTCACGCTATGATTACTGTGTTCTATGTCGCCAGGGTATGGTCCATAGATAGGCATCATGAGATAGTCTAATTGTGCAGCCTCTGGTCCTCTAGGGTCACTGAATCCTGATGATGGGTCAGATTCTTCACTTGGGCGGCCAGGAAGTGTCCCCATAATCAGAGGTTGTTGAAACTCTGGGTCTCGCCAGAACCCAACCACCCATGAGCCAGGTGTTAACCAAGAGGGAGTAGTGCCTAATCCCTGCATGGATGGGTCTGTAACAGGGTGCATGACATGTGCCCACGGCAAATCAGCCGTGGGGAGTGCAACAACATCCTCAGTATGATAACCAAGGCATCGAACTCTCACACGGCCGATTTGTTCTGGATCATTTCGGTCCTCGACAACGCCGACGAACCATTCAAATCCATCGCGTCCCATAAAAAAAGATTTTTCCATGAGACTATTTATAAAGTTTAATGTAAGTCTGGGTCACGCCCGAGGCGTTTCTCTTCGGAACTCCAGTTGTACTTCTGTACTTCAAGTTTTTTCGATGGGTTCATCTGTTGCATTTGAAGCAACACTTCCGCTGCTTCATCTTTGCTCAGATGTTCCACCTCTGTAGAAACTATTTTGTACTTCGTAGACAACGTTATCTACTCCCTATGACCAGATGCGTCCTGTTCTCACCACAATTAATAAACGAGTGGTATTGTGTTGTGTCCACCTCGTAAATGTATCCGTCAACGGGTATATGCACTAATGGATTGTGTAGACCCGCATTCGGAAACAAAAAGAACGCATGTGGATTCGTAATCAGAGCCAAATGGTATCGCTTCGTTCTGTCTTTATGAATAGAATATGTAGTGTGTTTACTCACCACCATTACGCGAGTACGCACACCACTCAAGTCATTTATAATGTTCTCAAACAATGTTCCCTCATAACAGGGAACCAGAGTATCATAGCTTGACTCTTCCTTACTGGTTTGTTTGAAAGACCCTGCACCGTCGATAAAACAAGTGCCGTTCACTAAGTGTCCGTGTCCAGCACGGTCTCTATCACTGTCATATTGTAGACAGGTCTGTAGACCGTTGTACCATCGAACTTTGGTTTCAAGTCTCTCCCACTCCAAAAGCAGACGATCTACGTCATAAACGTATTCCGTCCGCCTCACATACGGATGTATCATCATCGTAGAAGGTATTTAGTCAGAAAGAATCTCTGAAGGAAGAATAAAGTCCAACGCACCACCCTTACCTTCAACTTCAAGGTAAATCGAGTCCAAAGACTTCTCCTTCACAGGAACATACTTCTTCAACTTCTTCGACATATAAAGAAATACACCATTTTCCAACTTCACATCCTCATACGAGTCCTTATCCGACCCAACCGCCGAGATTTTCGCGATTTTCGATTCGCCGTAATCGCCCGTATAAGATACTACGTCACCGATATTCATTTTCTTTCTCCTATAAGTATATCAGTCCACAAAACAGTCCAAACCAGACTGCACTTCCAAGTGCTATGAGCAGAACACCCGCAAATAACAACTTAAAACTCTTTATCGGGTGGCGTATCAGATAATACACCAGAAATCCTAGTATTAATAAAAGAACAATACCCATTACACTACCAATCCTGAGTCAAAGAACCTGTGCAGCAACACTTTCTTGAGTTCTTCCGAGTTTACATCGTACTCATCTGCAACACTCAGGTTACCCGCACGTACCTTAAACCTCTTACGAAGTTTCGTCCTATGACGATCCTCGAAACAATAGACTTTATCCGCCCATTCTACGAGTTCCTCCGTGACCGGATTTTCGCACGTCGGTGAAAGACCCGCTGACTTCGCTTCATATTCCTCAGTATACGTTCCTGCTTCATCAAACGCAACCCATCTGGGGTCACCTCGTTTGACCTTCTTGCCATTCAACATATTCGCAGCAGTAACGCTACGATGCTTGTTATTCGTACACACGAACAGTAGATTTGTCATACTTCAGTTTCCTTGATTTCACTCATTAACATCCAAGTATGGGAACCATTCTCCCACTTAACTTTAACTTCTGGAGTTGAGGGACCAGTGTCATACGTGCTGATTGTAACAACCTCACCAAAAGACAATGGAACCATGTCACCATAATGACCGATAATTTTTGTTCCTAATTCAACCATTATTCAGTTTCCTCAGATTCTTCAAACTCGTTCAATTCATCATCGTTAGGGTAGTAGTTGCCGTCTTTGTCAAACATCGTTTTCTCTCTCTTGATTATATTATTAGTATACAGGACAAAAGAGAGTTTGTCAACAGAAAAATGCACTTTTTTTAAGTTTTTTTGGCCCCAACTAGTTGAATCTTACATATTCAAAGTCTACAGGGTTTCCATGCACACCTTTTGTTGGTGGTGTGATGTAGTTTGCAAACTTGCCGGGAGTGGTTACAGGGCTCATCAGACTTGCAACATATTCTCTCTCTGCATTTGATGGGAGACTCACTCCATAATCTGTGTGGTTTGCGTAACGTCCCACACGTCTATTGATACTC